GCCGCCGAACTTGTAGACGAACCCGAAGGCCGCCGAGGCAAGCAGGGTGCCGGTGTAATCGACCGTGAAGACGCTGGCCTCCGCAGTGGCCACGTGATAGTTCCCGTCGATGCCCGACGATTCGAAAAAGGAGAAGTTGATGAAGTCGCCGACCACCAGACCATGCGGATCGACCGTCTGCACGGTGAGCGTGGTGTCGGTGAGCGACATGCTGGAAATCGCGATCGAGGCGCCCATCGCGTACAGATCGGTCGTGGCGCCCGGCGGGTTGGTCGCGAGCGCGCACACGGGAACCTGCGGGGAGCCCGCCAGCTTCCATTCGTTGGCGCCGAACTGCAGCGCGGCGAAATCGGCGATCGTCTTCGCATTGGCCGCACTCGCGCTCGTGACGTCCGTGATCGTCGCGATGCCAGCGCCGGCGACGACGTTGCGATTGACGTCCGCCGACGAAAAGCCGTCCGTGCTGAGCGTGATCGTGATGTCGCCCGATGTGGCGCTGAGTGTCGCGGTCGCGGCCGGGCGATCGCCAATCTCGGCGAACGGCGCCGGATCGAGCGGCAGATCGCCCATGACCCACTGCGACGGCGATACGCGGTAGAGCCGCTTCAGCGGATAGCCTGGATGCGCGATGACCAGACTGTCGGTGCTCTGCACGTACTCCAGCTGGGCGAGGTCGGCCGCGCCGTACGGCGTCGCCACCTCCAGCGGCGCGCCGCCGCTCGTCACCTGCCCGCTCAAACTGAAGACGCGCACGTATCCGGCGCCGAACTCCAGCACGTACTTTTCGGCCCGGCTGTACACGTAGCGGATCAGGCGCGTCGCGACGGCGTTCTTGGCGGGCGCGACCTGCCGCAAACCGTAGCGACGACGCAAACCGCCCTCCACCAGCGGAATGTAATTTTCGATGCGCTCGGCGCCGTTGTTGTAGCGGTCGACGTCGATGCGACCGGACAGCCGCCCCGAGAGCTCGCCGGCGGTGAAGTTGGTCTGGACCGGATTGATCTTCGCCATCTATCGCCCCGGCACCGGCCAGTCCGACACACCCATGCGCAGGGCGAGCAGCGGGAAGTCGCCGAGCGTCTCCGGCGGCTCCTCCTGCCCATTCACCGCACGCGCCGACCGGTAGAACGTGACGAGCTCTGCCTGCTTCGCCTGCATGAGCGTCGTCGATTTCGTGATCGGATAGGCGATCGACGCGGCGACGGTCAGCACCATCGCCTCGACCAGCATCGAATCCCACGTGCTCTCGTTGTAGTTGGCGAAGATGTAGCGGATCGGCATCGACCGCAGGTTCGACAGGACCGAACGGCCCTCGAGCTCGAAGTCCGGCCGCCCCGACACGCCGATCACGTGCGCGCCGACCTGCAGGAGCCGCAGGCAATCGGACGGCAACAGGAACTGCCGGGCCCAGCCGAACGCGGGCGCGTCAGCCAGCGGCGCGAGCGTCGCGCGCTTCTTCGCGCTGTTCCACGGATGGGCGCGCAGCGTCGCGTCACGCAGCGTCGGATAGACGTTGGCGCAGACGCGCGCGCGGTCGTTCGATTCGGTGAAGGAGGAAATCGGCTTGTCGCCGATGGAAAGCAGCGCCTGCGTGCAGATCGATACGGGAGAAACCGACTTCATGGTGCCTCGAAAAAAAGAAATGCCGGAGCGCGCGTCTCCGGCATTGGTGCTCGAGCGGCGCCCGGATCAGTCCACGACGTACAGGGCCGTCACGGAAATCGTCTGGCCCGCCGGCGCGCCGGCGCCCGCGATCGTCCCATAGACGTCCACCTCGTCCTCGGTGACGTACGTCGCGCCGGCGGCGATCAGCGCGCCCGTCGGCGTGCTCACGTTCTGCGCGGCCGCGATCGACGCGGCCGCGGTCAGACCGTCCGCGTCGATGACCTCACCGGTAGACGTCTTGCGCAGGCCCAGCGCGAGCGTCGAGCTCGCGGTGCCTGCGCTGTTCGACAGCCGGACGTCGACGAAGCGCGCGCCGACCGGCACGCGGCCGAAGTAGATCGTGTCGGCGATCGCGCCGGCGGCGGCCAGCACCGCCTGCCCGAACATCACACGCACGCGGCCGTGCCGCTCGGTCGGGTCGAGGCGCACCGGCGGCGTCGCCGCGATGTTCGCCATCTGGGTCGAGTTGTGTTCGCTCATGGAAAACTCCTGTTGCTCGCCCGATCAGACCGTGAAGTCGACGGAGACGACCTTGTTTTCGAACACGCGACCCGCACCGTACGACTCGCGCGCGTAGATCTGGATCGCGTTCTTCTTGTCGCGGCGCGGGCTGATGTCGATTTCACGCGACATGCCGGTGCCGAACTTCAGCGACGACTTGGTGTAGGCCATCGTCGTCTTGATGCCGTTCGCGTTCTTCAGCTTCTCGTACGGCACCCAGTTGAAGCCGCACCACTTGCCCGCGAGCGCGCCCTGCTGGAGCATCTGCACGGCCATGAAGTCGCTGCTGGTGAGCGTGGTGTCCGACAGGATCTGCTCGAGCATGTCGCTGTTGAACAGCATGTACAGCGTTTCGCCGTTGTACTCGTCGCACTCGTTCGCGCGGAACAGCTTTTTCGCGGCGAGGATCTTCGCCTTGGTGAAGCCGGTCGCACTGTTGAGGATTGCCTGGTTCGGGTCGAAGTCCACCGTGCCGTACGCCGCGCCTTCCTCGGCGCGCGTCAGCGCGGTGCCGAGCAGCGCGTTGTAGATCACCGCGTCCTTCTTGCGGTTGAGCGCGGCGATGCCGTTCTGCATGTACTCGCCCTGCGGGCTCGCGAGCAGCTTCGGCACGTCGAACTGGTCGATCGGCGTCGCCCAGTCCTTGTCCTGCATCAGGACGATCCGCGTTTCATGGTTCTGGTCCGACCATTCGGTATCGCCCAGGCGGCTCGTCACGTCGTTCGCTTCGGTCTCGCCGAGCTGGTTGTGCGTGAACGAAGAGCCGGTGACGCCACCGATGTCGGTGACGGTGGCCTGCAGACGGGAGTCCTTCTGCTGCGCGGCGAGCTCCCAGCCCGCCTTGAACTCGACCACGAAGCCGCTCGTGATGGTGTCATTCATTTCTACTGCGTTCCTAAAAGGTGAACGAAACCGCCTTTCAGGGTGTCCGGCCGAGCCGGGCCTGCTACGTCCTCACATCGGCGAGAGTGAGCGATCGGGCTTCACGGGTGTCCGCTCGCCACAGCGGGCCGTTGTGAAGCGATCTTCGAGCAGGAGCGCCGTCAACATCTTGACGAAACGAACTCGCAAAACAAAACGCCCCGCGCGCGGCGGGGCGTGTGCTCGATGAAGAGCAGCGTTCAGACGACGGGGTTCGAGCCGGCGACGCGGTTGTAGTACGACCGGACCTTCGCGACCGTTTCCGCGTGCTGCGGATGCTTCGAATCGCGATACGCGTCGGACGTCATGAGCGCCTTCACGCCCTGTTCGCTCTGCAGCACCGAGCCCTCGCCGGCCACGGCCGCGTCCTCGCCCATCTCCGGGCCGATCGCCGCCATCATGCGGATGAACGTCGGGTTGTTCGCGAGGCCGCTCGATTCGATTTCGGCCATCGGGACACCGGCGATGCCGCCGACGCGCGTCGCGGCGACGAGCGCGTGACGGAAGTTCGCCTTGCTCGTCGCCGGGTCCGTCCAGACCTTGTTCAGCTCGGCCGTGCACGCTTCGCCGTCGAGCTGCTTCCCCGCCAGCGCGAGCGCCGGCGCGATCTTCCAGTACTGGCCCATGACGCCGTCGAACTGCTTCTGCGTGAGGCCGAGCGCGTGCAGCGAATCTCGCGTCTCCTTCAGGAACGGATCGCCCTCGATCTCGGCCACCTGCTCCTTCAGCGAATCCGGAACGGTGATCACGTAGTCCTGTGCCGTCTTCGGCGGCGTGTCGCCGGCGCCGAGCCGCTTTTCCAGCGAGCCGTGCGCGTCGGCGAGCTTGCGCGCGGACGCATCGAGATCCACGACGCCGTCGGCCCCGGCCACGCGATACTTCTCGGGCAGCCAGTCGAACGCAGCGGGTTGCGCCGCGGCCACGCCGAGCGCGGAACCCGATGCAGCACCGGCCGCAGGTTCAGCCCCGACACCGGCGACCGGACCCGACGGCTCACCACCGCCAGCACCGGCGGCCGGAACACCCGCCGGCGCGCCACCGTCGCCGCCTTCGCCCGCGGCATTGCGCAGCACGTGGCGACGCTTTCCGAAAATGATCATGGTTGCTCCTCGTTGGAATCGCCCGCCGCGGCCGCGTCGAGCTGGTGGTAGATGAATTCGATCACGGCCCGCCGGCCGCATCGAAAGTCGGTTTCGCGCTGGGCTTCCAGTCCGCCCTTGACGTACACGCTGCCGTAAAAGCGATTGAGCAGGTCCTGCAGCACCAGCTCGCCGACACGCGACGCCTCGAAAACCGTCCGATAGTCGGCGGCCGTCGCCACCGGCGCGCCGCGGCCAGGTGCACGCGCGCTCATGCGGCCAACGCCCTGTTCGCGGCAGCGAGCCCGATGCCCTGCTGCACGACGCCCTGCGTTTCGATGGCCTTCTCCTGCTGCTGTTGCTGGAGCTGGGCGGCCTGCCGGTCGCCACGCAGCTGCTTCACGTTGTCGGCCGATCGGATGATGCGCTTCGGCACGCCGAGGTCGTCGGCGAGCACGCGGACCGCCTCGTCGTTGTCGACGTTGTCGAGAATCGTCGCATCGACGGTCGCCATCTGCGAGACATCCGCGTACAGCCGCTCGATCGCCGTCACCTCCTCGAGCTTCTGTGCGCGCGCGAGCGGGCTCACGTACTGGATCGTGAAGCTGCGATCAAGCAGCGACTGCGGCGGCGGCGCAAAAATGCCGGCGCGGTACGCCACGCCGAAGCAGCGCGCGATCAGCGGCTGCAGCCACTCGGCCTGCAGGCGGCCGTAGATCGGGCCGAGCAGCTGCCGGATCAGGTCCACGCGCACGTGCACCTCGGTTGCGGTCATGGCCGGACCGTCCTGCGGCTGCAACTGGTCGGCCATCAGGATCTTGCGAATCGATCCCTGAATCTGGTCGCACGCCGTGAACACCACGTCGAACTTCGTCGACGGCGCGATCGATTTAATGCTCTCGACCGAGTTCGCGACGATCACCTTGCGCGCGCCGATCTTGATCGTGCGGGCATTCAGCACGCCATCGTCGGCCGCGACGTACATGCCGGCGGCGGCCATGTCCAGGTTCGCGTATTCCAGCGTCTTGATGCCGTTGACCGACCGGATGTCGGGCAGCGCGTCGAGCACCGGGCCCGTCGCGTACGACGAATCCGGGATCTTTTTCCAGCGCGCGACGATCACCGGCATCTCGTGGTAACCACTGTTGCGCACGACGGCCTTGTCCTTCAGTGAAACCGTGACCGACGCCACCGGCAGGCTGCGCGACAGCACCGCGTTGTGCACCGACACCTTGCGCGGATAGATCGCCCACAGGAATTCGATCTTCTCGTCCGGATGGTCGGTCGCGCGCTCGGTGATCGTCGCGGGCAACGTGTCGCCGCGGCGGCTGTATGCGTTCACGGCCTGTTCGAGCGTCAGGCAGAACGGCCGAAACACGATGTCGATCGGCCCGCCCGGCTTCGAGCTCGCGCAGTACACGCCGGCCAGCGGCCAGTGCTCGAAATGCAGGCCGCCGGCGTCGCGATCCTCGTCGACGAACAGCGCAAACCAGCCGCCGCCCATGCAATCGTCGAGGCAGTCGGCCGCCTCGGCGTCGAAGTTCGCGTTGTGGATGTTCTGCCAGAGGAGCTTGCTCGACTCCTCGAGCCACACACCCTCCTCCTCGCTCTCGTGCGCGACTTCCATCAGGAACCAGAGCGAGTTCGCGGGCACCATGCCGGACTGCACCGCGGCGCCGAGCGTGCGCTTCGCGTCGATCGCGGTTGAGTCCATGATGCGCGAGATCGCCGCGGCGATTGCCGTCGCGTCCATCGGCGCGCCGCACAGGCCCGATGCGCGCACCGGATCCGTGTACATGAAGCATTCCTTCCAGACCGGTTCGTGCACCTGCCGCGCGGTCCGCATCGCTTCGAAGCGCTTCATCAGCGTCTGCGCGAGATTGTCCATCAGCCACCCAACGTGGATTTGCCGCCGGACGACAGTGCGGAAGCACCGGCGCTCGACGTAGTGTCACCGAGCGTGCTGCCCGAGTTCGCCTGCGAGAGCAGCGCGCTCACGGCGCGGCGCCGCGAATCCGACGCACCCTGCAGCGCCGTCGACGCGGTATCGCTCGTCTTCGTGCCGGTGCTCGTCACCGTGCCTTTGGGCGCCGCGCCGCCACCGCCCGAGCTGGCGATTGAATACGCCGTGCTCGCCACCGCGGCAGCAGCACCGATAGCTGCAGCTACACCCGACATCCCTACTCCCCTGTGATCGTGATCGAGTCACCCGCGGCGCGCGCCTGCAGCGCCCCGGGTTCGTCCGTGAATTCCGTCTCGGCCTCTTCGACCGTCCGTGCGCGAGTCGGGAAAAGCATCGTCAGATACGTCTCCGCGTGGCTCACGAAAACCTGCTTGCGGCCGGCGCTCGCCGGCAGCACGTGGTAGCCAGTCAGGTGCACGCTCTCCGAGCCCGTGAACACCGTCGCGTCGCCCGACAGGATCACGGTCGTCGCGCGCGTGATCAGCACGCCAGCGAGCGCGACGCGCGGCGGGATGCGGATCGTGCGGGCGTACATCCCGCCGTGGATCAGGTGATCGGTGTCGAGGTGCACCTGCCCGACGGCACGCATCGCGCTTTCAACGCGGCGGACGGCGGCAACGGCAGCATCGCTCATCTGGGGCAGCGCGGCACGCGCGGCGGGCAACGTGCTCACGAGAGGCTCACCACGTACAGCCGGTTGGTCGCGCGGCAGCGGGCCGAGCGCTGCAGCACGCGGTCCAGCGCGCCGTCGATCGGCGCGCTGAACAGAAGTGCCACCGCGCCGGCGGCGCGCGCGACGCGCTCGGCCTCCGTGCGCAGGCGCGCGCCCGCGCCGCCGGCCCGCGCCGTGCTCGCGACGAAATACGACTCGACGCCGGCGACGTACGCCGAGAAGTGCGGCAGGCGCGTCAGCATCACCACGGCGAAGCCGACCAGCTCGTCCCCACGGTACGCCGCGAGCAGCCGCAGAAAGCCGGCACGCTCCATCTGCCGGTACAGCTCGACGTCGACGTTGCCGCCGCCCAGCTCCGCGATCGCCGACTCGCGCGCGTAGTCGTCGCACAGCTGCGCGAAGTTCGGCGCGCCGGCGACATCGTCGACGGCGCACTCGCGGATGGTCACGTCTCCCATAGCCCGCGACCTTACTCGCCGCGCTTCGGTACGCGGATCGGCTTCGACGGGATGATCCACCCCTTCGTCGTGCGCGTCGGCGCCGTGATCTTGTCCGGGTCGACCTCGTGCGGCTCCGGCAGCCTGTCGCCGCGCGGCGCGGCCGCGGGCTTTTTCGCGGCCGGCTTCTGCGGTGCGCGCGTCATCGGCACGCCGCGCCCGGCCATCTGCGCCGTGATCGATTCGATCTCGGCGATCTGCGCCTGAACGCGCGCATCGCGCTCGACGCCCGTCAGCGCGTTCCACTCCGACACGCTCATGCCGGTGGTTTCGAACGCCGAGTTCACGACCTCGTTCAGCGGATGCGATTCGCCGGCGATGTCGATCGTCGCGTCGTCGTCACCCAGGCCGGCGAGCGCTTCGCCCTGCTGGTTGTCGCGCGGCGCGGCGCCGGGCATCTGCGTCTGGTAGTTGCGTTGGGATTGGCGGGCCATGAAAACTCCTTCGGTGTGGGCGAGTATTCGCGGACTCGCCCGTCAACATCCTGGCTATTTGTGCGCGACGATCCGCGGATACACCGGGACCATCGGCGGATCATCCCGCTGCATCGTTTCCTGCCAGAACCTGAGCAGGATCGAGCCGCGCCAGAACGGCGGCTCGCCGCCGTCGCGATAGAACGCGAGCGACGTGCGCGGAATGCCCGTGAAGAACGACACACTGTCGAGCGGAATGCCCTCACCACGCAGATCGGCGAGAACGCGGAACCAGTCGATCGTTGCGGGGAGGGACGACGTCACAGGCGCGAAACGATGGCGGTTTCGATCTTGTCCAGCAGCGACACGAATTCGCCGAGCGTGAACGCGGCCTTCGCGGCCAGCTTCGCGCGCAGCTCCTGCAGGTGGCCGAGCGCCGGGTGATCGGCGGCCGCGGCCGCCCGCTGATCCTCCGTGGCCTGCGCGGTCGGATTGTCGGGCCGCGGCGTGCGGGCGAGATCCGCCTGCGCATCCGCCTCGGTCAGCACGGGGCCGCTAGCGGGCGAGAGGTCGCCCGGCGTGGCGGCGGCGGGCGAGGCACTGCTCACAGACGATGACGTGCCGCTTGCGGACTGAACGGCCGCAGCCGACGCAACGCCTTCCCCCGATGTTGTTCGCTCCGCGTCAGTCGTCGAAGTAGCCGTAGTCGCGGCCGACGAATCGGCCGCCTCCAACGTACTCGCGGTGGAAGTGGGGCTCGCGGTCGCTGCATCGCAGGCATCGCCAGTGCTCGAAGCCGTCGAAGCGGAGTCCTGCGCAGAGGTCGGCGAATTCCTCTGCGCGCTCGCGTTTCCCGCGTCAGCCACAGACGAGATGGCTGCCGACGTACCCGAAGCAGATTCCTGCGACAAAGGCACACCCGATTGCGATGCGGACGAAGACGACGTCACGTTTCCCGGGGACTCGGTCGTCGCCGAGGCCTGGGCCTGAGCCGCCGCCGGAGCGGCGCCCGGGTTCGGCACTGCGGGCGGCGGCCCGCCGGCCGCCGGCGTGGCGCCGGGCACGTCGTCCGACATCCGCAGCGGCAACGCCGCGGCGAGCATGAATTGAAGGAGGGTCTTTCGCATGGAGTACTCCAGATGATGATGCGGGCCGCCAAATGCGCGCGCGCGAGGGACCGGGCTTGCTGGCGTCAAACTTCGCGCTCCAGCTCGCCGGATTCGAAAAATTCACGAAGGCTCTTGCCGTTCAGACTCAACCGCGCATAGCAGCGCAAGCACTCATCTGAGAGCCAGCTTCCTTTTGTCGCTTCGATCGCGCGGCGCTGGTGCTCCGGAATGAAAGCCTCCACGATGCATCGATCAGGATCGAGCGAGCCACCGGTACGCTGAATGCGGCGCAGACGACGCACCGAAGTCACGAGCGGCACGTCATCTACCAAGCTGGCGACACGCGTG